TCATGTTTAGACTTATCGCAGACACAATTCAAATGTCTGATTCTTCTACACGATTAGGAACAGGATTAAAATCTGTTAATGAGTCAATATCATTATCAGAAAATATACTAAGTCCAAGAGTGTTGGTAAGAATATTATCAGAAACATTACAAACATCAGAGACAATAAATAGATTAAAGAGTATATTAAGAAGTATAAATGAGACAATACGATCTAGTGATAACACCACACGATTAGGAACAGGATTAAAGCCTATTAACGAATCAGTAAATATCTCAGAGGTAGGAACAAGATTTGCTGGATTGACGAGATCACTATCAGATACATTACGGTTAGCAGAAATTCAACAAACATCAAGAACTATGGTAAGAAGAATAAATGAGACATTACAGGGAGTAGAGGTGTTAAGTTGGAACTTTAGTTTAGCGAGAATAGTAAATGAGACAATTCAGATACAAGCATTACAAGGTCTACCAAGAACATTAGTTAGATTGGTTAATGAAGTAATTCAGATACAAGCATTATCATCACCAGTACAAAGAGTTATTGCTAGAATAATCAATGAGACTATGAATATATCAACAATTGTTCCAAGACATATGAATATGTATAGATATGTTAATGAGACATTACAGGTATCAGAAGTTAGGCAAGTATTTGAGACTATAATAGTATGGGTGAATGAAACAGTCAACATAGCAGAAAGTGTAATTAATAAATATGGATTAGGAAATGTAAAAAGACCTACTAAAAGACTACGTGGTAGAAGAATAGCTAGAAGCGTAGCATCAGGTGTGAAGTCAGCCTCTACCAGAATATATAATAACGCCAAACGAATAAGGGGAGTAGGTAGTGGAAGATGAGTATAAATATGACACCAAGGGATGTAGAGTTTAGAACCAAGGTAGGTAGTAGAGAAATATTAACTCTTACTATAGTAGATAATCTAGGTAATGCAAGAGATCTATCTAATACAACTACATTCGCTACAGGTAAATGGAAAGTATGGAAACCAAATGGAACACTATTAATAAACGGAAATCTAGTATTTGAAACTAGAGCTGATGGTATAGTTAATTATACACTAACTTCTACTGATACTGCAATTGCTAATGCAGGAATATGGGAAGGAGAGGTAGAAATAAAAGACACAAATGGAAATATATCAGAGCAAACAGGTACTTTTAACTTTGTTATAGAGGAGAGTTACTAATGGCTGATATAGTTAGAGTTACTTCTGGTGTTTGTATAAGATGTAAAAAGAAGTTTGACCATGATGATCAAGGTAATGTAAGCTGTGATTGTCCTAAAGCCTAGGTTTATATTGGGGTAGCATATACATTCCTTTATGATAACACTTGATGATATAAGAAGTAAAGTATATTTTGATTTTAGAAAAGCACAAATCGAAGGTATGGCTACGGAGAGATTGGGTCATATCCATGTATCTGATCTCATTAAACCATGTATGAGATACGTTGCATATAGTAAATTTACACCAAAAATGTCTGATACAGAAGATGTTAAATCATTATTTATAGGACAAGCAATACATAATTTAACAGTCCTAAACAATTCAGAATATAATGAAATGTTCTTAGGTTACGATTATGTAAGAGATGAACCAATAACTCTAGAAGAAGCCAAAGCATTAAAACCAGATGACCCAAGACATCTAGATATCATATATGGTAGTATTGATGACTTGGTTAAAGTAGGTAAAGAGTGGGTTATTTGTGATAAAAAGACCACTGGCTCTATAGATTGGTTTAGTAAAGACAGATCATCTGCTAGTGAATCACATGTAGATCAGATTAATTGTTATCGTGTTTTGTTACAAAAGTGTTACAATATTGATGCAAGATATGGATCTGTTATATATATCTCAAACTCAATAAGTAAGGAAAAAGTAGATAAACCATCAGTAAAATCATTTAAATTAAAACCAATTGAAGATACTCTAGCTGAAATGATAGAAAAGGCAAGAATTATAAAAGATGTCTTACAGAATAAAACCTTACCAGAGAGAACAAAGAACTTCCTATGTGATGGCTATTGCCCATATGCAACGAAATGCTTCACAGATGATGGTGAGAAGATTGAGAACTGAGGATGAAGTAAGATACTTACTGTTATATTCTAAAGAAAAGCTTCTACATGAAGATGCAGCAGATATGGAAAATCATTCAATACCATTCAAATTTATTGATCTACCTGATGAAGAAAGAAGAGGTGTCATAAGGGCATTGAGGTGGGTAATCGATGACCAAGAAGAAGATCTTAGATGAAGATATATTTTAACGCTAATAACAAAGCACATTTAGAAGCATTAAGTGAGTGTGGGGTAAAAAATGTCATGCTTTCTTTCAGATATTCTTATGCTAATATAGTTAAGTTCCATGATAAGTTTGATTCTATATTCGTGGTGGCTGGTACTAAATCAGATCATATGAAATACATACAGTTCCTTAAGGACAAGAGAGAATACTACGATTATGCTGCTCAATACGATAAGTTCTATGATATGAAAGAGACAAATTCATACCTGAAGATAGAGAGAGATAATGGAATAGATTGGACTTTACCAGTTTTACAAGAGAATTATCTAAATCATATAGGTGTAATAAGACCAGAGAGAGATGATTATCTGTGTGTAGGAGAGGTGCATGGTAAGTTAGAAACAGAAGATCAGATTAGAAAACTACCAAGGCATGTAAAATATCATGGATTAGCAAAAGGTCAATTTTTAGAAAAAAGACTATTCGATTCTATAGATACATCTGGATGGATATCTGCTGCGATGTCAAAAAAATGTGAGGTATGGAGTGGAAGCTCCACATATTCCATGATGTTTGGTGAAAAAGGTAGGGGTATGAAACCACAATTACAACACTCAATGGAGATGTATAAGGATAATATGGAAAAACTAGGAATAAAAAAAGAAGATGTCTTAGATAATGAATACTATTCATTGTTAAAAATAACCTTCCCATTACTCTATATTCCTATGTGTAAACGCATGGGTATTTACGAACAAAACTTCAATAAGTAAAGTTTATAAGTATTGAATCAATAATTGTCATGTATGGCAGGGGATAAGATTTTTGACATAAAACCTGTAGATGGTAACTTAAAATTAAAAGAAAATAAAAGACAAACTGTCTCTGTCTATAATAGAATAAAGAATTTCAAATATGCTGATTTACCAGCAGAGTGTAACCAATGTGTATATAGATCTATTGATGAAGGTGGTAATGGAAAATGTACTGCTTATGAAAAAGGTGCTGTTTGTGCTATACGTGATGATATCAAAGGATTTTTAACAGAATTAGATACAAGAGATCCTGAAGACTTGAAAGAGATGTTAGACTTTTTATCTAAACAAGCATTTGAAAATGTTATGATGGCATTTGCACAGGCAAAAATGGATGGTAATATACCTGATAGAAATACACAATCACAAACTAACACACTAATTAATCTAATAAAATTAATGTCAGAAGTGAGTAACAAAATTACAGTTACAGAGAAGAAAGAGTATACAAAAGAAGGAGACTTGGTTAATATATTTAGAGAACTAAAAGCGAGGAAAGTAGATTGATAGGTGATTTATTCTTCACAGTTGTGTGTATGTTATATCTTGCTGGTGGTATAACAATAGGATACTATATACCACAATGGAGAAAGTCTAGAAAAAATAGAGGTGACGGAAGATGGGATTAGGAGATTTAATAAAAGGTTTATGGGGAGAACCAGAATGGGAGTTACCAGATGAAAATGAATTAACACTAGAGATAGAAGAACTTGATAGAGAAATAAAAAAACTACCAAGAAAATCTAGTGAAAGAACTAAACTAACATATACAATAGCTAACAAAATGCAGATGCTTAGACATATTTTACATAAGAAAAAACTACAGAAATACAGACCTAATGCTGAAGGTAAGTGGGTTTGGATACCAAGAGAAGAATATGAGGGAAGAAAATATGAATGATGTTTATAATATAAAACACTGTGTATGGTGTGGAAAGAAAGGCTTTGATACAACTGATGATGTCATAAAGCATATAAAGGAAAAACATACAAGACAGGCATGAGTAGGGGTTATTGTTGTTTCCAATGTGGTCATTGTTCAGACGAAGAAGTAGAGGATTGTGGGTGTAAATGTCATGGGTAGACCTGATGCAGATGTTATCGAAGATAGAAAACAGTTCATGGAAACCATACTTGAATGTGCACAAAAACCAAGTGTATTCAGTGATGTGTTTTTAGGTCATAAATTATTTGATTATAATGTTAAATATGTAGATTGTGATGACAGATTTATAGTATATAGGTCTGGAAGACAGGTGGGTAAAACCATGTCTACTGCTGTAAAAACAGTTCATTTTGCATTCTTTGCTCCTACATTATTAGAAACTGTTACACATGAATGCATTATAGTTATTGCTGCACCTACTCAGAATCAATCATCTATCATGTTTAATAGAATAAGAGATTTAATTATGAAGAATGATTTTCTTGCTGGGTATGTCATAAGAAATACACAGACAGAGATGACAGTTAGCTTCCTAGATGGGTCTGGATCAACGAAGATAATTACTAGAGCAACAGGTGAAACTGGTGTGTCATTGAGAGGTTATTCTCCACATGTAATTATAGCAGACGAATGTTCTTTCATTAAGACAGATATATTGAGAGCATTTCTACCTTCTGGTATGGCTACAAAAGCAAAAGTATGGTTAACGTCAACACCTTTTAGTAAATCTGGGTACTTTTATGAGGCATGTCAAAATGCTAAGCCTGCTAATCCAGATGGTATGTGGCAAGAGTTCCATGTAAAGTCTACTGATAACCCATTAATTCAAGAAGATCCTACGTTCATTGAAGAAATTAAGAAGCTTACAAGAGAAGAATATGTTCAAGAAGTTGAAGGTGAATTCCTAGATATTGGTGATGCACTTATACCTAACTCGTTAATTATGGAAGCTATCAGTGATAAGAAACCTAAAGGAAGCTTGAGATATTATATGGGTGTTGATGTAGCAAGAACAGGTAGAGATGAAACTGTATACACTATAATAGGTGTTGATGATGATGATCGTGTATTCTTAGAGACAGTTGAGGCTGAAAGTCAATCTAATGTGGTAGATGTATGTGGAAGGATAGGACAATTAGCAGCACAATATAATGCAGAGACTATATATGTAGATGAAACAGGACTTGGTGGTGGGCTTATAGACTTAGCAAGAGAACGTGGATTACCATGTAGAGGT